CCCCCGTCGGCACCCGCGCCGCGCCGCCGCTTCACCCTGCGCCGCCGCGGGCCCGTCGAGGGCGTGCCCGTCCACACCCCGTAGCACGCAGCGCCCCGGCCGTCGGACACCGTCGACCGGACGCGGGCCCGCTCACGCGCACGCGAGGCGGGCCCGCTTGCGCCGTTATCCGATCGTGACCTAAAGTCGGGGGCGTCTCCGGCGTGCCCGGAAACACCCCACCAACCAACGCCCCGCAGGCGACCCCGCCGCGGGGCGTTTCTCATGCCCGGCACGCGCCGAGGAGCAGCGCCAGGAGGTGACCGCCGATGGCACGCCCCATCACGGACGCCGACCGCCGCAAGGTGCGCGAGCTGCACGCCACGGGCAAGAGCCGGAACGAGATCGCCCGCGAGCTGGGCCGCTCCCCCTCGACCGTGTCGAAGATCGCCGCCGAGTTCGAGCCCCCGCTCACGTTCGACCGCGCCGAGCAGGTCGAGGCCGCCACCCGCGCCCGAACCGCCGACCTCGCCGCACGCCGCGCCGCCCTCGCCCTCGCCCTACAGGAAGACGCCGAACGCCTACGGGCCCAACTGTGGGCCCCCACCGTGCACGGCGAGTTCGCCGGCCGCGAGGGCGAGTGGCACGAGACCCACCTCGACCGGCCGCGGTTCGCCGACCAACGGCAGATCATCGCGTCGGTACAGACCGCCGTCGGCACCTCGCTACGCCTCGCCCCCGCCGAAGGTGGCGAGGACGCCGGGCAGGTGCGTTCGATGCTCGGAGCGCTCGGCGAGGCACTGACGCAGGCCGCCCACGACCAGGCCCTCGACGACCACGACGACGGGGGCGACGACGGGGGGTGAGCGTTGCTCGACCTCGACCGCCTGCCCCTGTCCCGTAAGCAACTCCTGTCGATCGGCCAGGCGACGGCCCGAATCAACCTGTGGCACGGCAGCGTGCGCAGCGGGAAGACCATCGCGAGCCTGCTCGCGTTCGTGATCGCCGTCGCCACGGCCGGGCCGTCCGGCCTGATCATCGTCGTGGGCCGGTCGCTCCAGACGATCGAGCGCAACGTGTTGGAGCCCCTACAGGACCGAGCCCTGTTCGGCCCCCTCGCCCGGCACGTCGTGCACACCCGCGGGGCGACCACGGCGACGGTCCTCGGCCGCACCGTGCACCTGATCGGCGCCGCCGACGCCCGCGCCGAGGGCCGCCTACGTGGCCTTACCGCCCAGCTCGCCTACGTCGACGAGGCAACCCTGTTGCCCGAGGCGTTTTGGACCCAGCTACTCGCCCGCCTCAGTGTCCCGGGCGCCCGCCTGTACGCCACGACGAACCCCGACTCGCCGCGCCACTGGCTCAAGGTCCAGTACCTCGACCGCCTCGGCGAGCTGGACATGAGGGCGTGGCACTTCCGCCTCGCCGATAACCCGTCCCTGTCCGCCGACTACGTTGCGTCGCTCGCCGCCGAGTACACCGGCCTATGGCGCCGCCGCATGATCGACGGCGCATGGGTGGTCGCCGAAGGCGCCATCTACGCCGACTGGGACGAAGACCGGCACGTCGTCGACACCCTGCCGCCCATGCGCCGGCACTGGTTGGGCGTGGACTACGGCACCACGAATCCGTTCTCTGCCGTCCTGCTCGGCTACGGCGAGGACGACCGCCTGTACGCGGTCGCCGAGTGGCGGCACGACTCCCGCGCCACTCACCGCGCCATGACCGACGCCCAGTACAGCGCCGCCGTCCGGGCGTGGCTCGCCGACTACCGGCCGCCGGGCGCCCCGGCCGGCGCCCCCAGGGGCGTGACGCCCGAGTGGACGTTCGTTGACCCGTCCGCGAAGTCGTTCTCAACTCAGCTATGGGCCGACGGACACCCGGGCGTGGCCCGCGCCGACAACACGGTCGCCGACGGTATCCGGTCCGTGGCCGCCCTGCTCGCCGCCGGCCGCCTGCTTGTGCACCGGTCGTGTGACGGCCTGCTCGCCGAAATGCCCGGCTACTCGTGGGACCCCAAGGCCACCGAACGGGGCGAGGACGCGCCCCTGAAAGTCGACGACCACTCGGTCGACGCACTGCGCTACGCCGTGCACTCCACCGCCCACGAGTGGCGGCACCTACTCACCGCGCCCACACCCACCCCCAGGAGGTGAGCCCCGATGTCCCTGCCCGAGACCGGCGCAGCGTGGCCGCCCCCGCAGTGGGCCCCGTACTACGCCGAGATGCGCCTCGACGACGCGTGGTACTCCGGAGACCGGCACCGCATTGCCCGCGCCTACCGCGAGCAGCAGGCCGCGCCGCTGACCCGTCGGGGCCCGTGGCACCGCCGCCGCGAGGAGACCCCGGCCCGGCCGCGTCACCGCCTGCACGTGCCGTTGCCGTCCGATATCGCCGCCACGTCCGCCGACCTGTTGTTCGGCGACATGCCGACGATCACCGTCGAGGACCCCGCCACACAGGAACGCCTCGACGCCCTGCTCGACGAGAACCAAGCGCAGCTCACCTTGCACGGCGGGGCCGAGCAGTCGTCAGCCCTGTCCGGCGTGTACCTGCGCGCCACGTGGGACCGCGACCTGATCGACCGGCCGATCCTGTCCGTTGTGCAGCCCGACAACGTCGCCCCCGAGTTCCGGTGGGGGATGCTGCGGGCCGCCACCCTGTGGCGTGACCTGTCCGGCTCGACGCCGTCGACCGTGTGGCGGCACGTCGAGCGGCACGAACCCGGGCGCATCCTGCACGGCCTGTACGAAGGCACGCCCGACAACATCGGCCGGCCGGTCCCGCTCACCGAGCACCCGGAGACGGCCGACCTGGTCGGCAGCCTCGGCGACGACGGCGTAAGCGTCGAGACCGGGATTCGTGACCTCACGCTCGCCTACGTGCCGAACATCGGGCCTAACCGCCTGCACCGCGCGTCGCCGATCGGGCGTAGCGACTTCCAGGGCATCCGCGACCTGTTCCTCGCCCTTGACGATGTGTGGTCGTCGTGGATGCGCGACATTCGCCTCGCCCGCGCACGGCTGATCGTGCCCGACGGGTACCTCACCGACCACGGGCCCGGACAGGGCGCGTCGTTCGACGACGACCGCGACGTGTGGCACTCGCTACGGATGCCGCCCACCGAGGGCAACGGCATCACGTTGAGTCAGTTCGCGATCAGAGTCGAGGAGCACCAGCGCAGCGCCGAGGCCCTGATACGGCAGGCCGCCCAGTCCGCCGGATACTCCGCCCAGTCGTTCGGCCTCGACGGGGGCGGGCAGCCGATCACCGCGACCGAGGTCGACAGCCGCGACGCCCGGAGCATGGTCACCCGGAAGAAGAAGACCGGCTATTGGCGCCAGCCCCTCGCGCACATCGTGCACGTCCTGTTGCAGCTCGACGCGATCCACTTCGGCCGGCCGATCAAGCCGGAACGCCCGCGCGTCGAGTTCGGCGACGGCGTCGCCGAGTCCGAGCAGGCCACCGCGACCACGCTCGAACTACTCAACCGCGCTGGGGCCGTGTCGACCGCGACCAAGGTGCGCATCCTGCACCCGGAGTGGGACGACACCGACGTCGACGCCGAGGTCGCCGCGATCCTTCGGGAGACCGGCGCCGCGGACATGCCCGACCCCGGCGACACGTACCCGCTCGCCGCCTGACCGACAAGGGGGTGACCGGGCGTGCCGATTCACCCGGGCATGGTCGAAGATCTGGCCGCGGGCACGCGCGACATGTACGCCGCCGCCGAAGAACGGTTGCTCGGCATCATCGCGCGCCAGCTCGCCGCCGGCCTCGACGCGCCCGGGTGGGTCGAGGCCAAGCTCGCCGCCGTGCAGAAGCTCAGGCGAGCCGCACAGGCCGTCGTCGACGAGCTGGACCGCGCGACGCAGCTCGAAGTGTTCGACGTCGTCGCCGAGGCGTACAACACCGGGCACCGCGCCGCCGTCGCCGAGCTGGGCGCCCTGTCCGACGACGCGCGCGCCCTGGTCGACGACCGCGTGCCCAACGCGCAGGCCGTCGACCGCGTCGCACAGGAAGCCGTCGACGTCGTCACCGCGACGCATCGGTCGATCCTGCGGGCCGTCGTCGACGGGTTCCGGGCCGTCGTCGCGTCCGTGGCCGCTACGCCCCTGCTCGGCCTCGGCACCCGCCGACAGGCCACACAGGACGCCATGCGGCAGTTCGCCGACCGGGGGATCACGTCGTTCGTCGACAAGGCCGGCCGCCGTTGGTCGATGCCCTCATACGCCGAGATGGCAGTGAGGACGGCGACCGCGCGGGCCGCGACCGAGGCGCACATGCGCACCCTCGCCGAGCACGGCGTCGACCTGGTCGTCGTCTCCGACGCCCCCCGCGAGTGCCCGCTGTGCCGCCCGTGGGAACGCCAGGTGTTGACCATCGGCGGGCCCGCCGGCGCGCGCACGGTCGAGGCCGAGCACGCCACCGAGGACGGCCGCATGGTCCCCGTGCGCGTCGCCGGATCGCTCGACGAAGCCCGCGCCCGCGGGTTGCAGCACCCGAACTGCCGCCACTCGGTATCGGCGTACACGCCCGGCCTGACGCGCGTCGAGGACGCCACGAGCGACCCGGACGGGTACGAGGCCGGGCAGCGTCAGCGCGCCATCGAGCGGACCATACGGAAGTGGAAGCGCCGCGAGGCCGCCGCCGTCGACCCCGCCGCCAAGCGGGCCGCCGCCGCCAAGGTGCGCGCGTGGCAAGGCGCCATGCGGATCCACCTCGCCGCACACCCCGACTTGCGCCGCAACCGCGTGCGCGAGCGCATCGGCGCCGGGAACCTCCCCGAGCCGCGCCGCGAGGCCACGCCCGAGCAGGTCGAGGCCGCCCGCGTGTGGTCCGGCGACGAGCAGACCCTCGCGGAGATGAGCGACGACCAGCTCGCCGCCGCACTGCGGACGCCGCTCGACGACCGGGCCCGCGCCCGGATCGAGGCCGAGGCCGACCGCCGCGACCTCGCCGCCCTGCTCGACCGCGCCGCGCCCGGCGGGCACCTGGTCGACGACCTGCTCGCCCTGTCCGACGACGACCTCGCCCGCGTGTGGCCGCACGTCGACCAGGCCGACCAGGTGCGCATCATGGCGGAGACCGACCGACGCGACCGCGCCGGTCGCCTCCCCGACGTGCGCCCCGACCTGGTCGGGTTGTCCGACGACCAGCTCGCCGCCCGCTACGCCGCCGCCGGCACCGGTCCGGAGGCCGCCGCGATCGCCGCGGAGGCCGCCCGCCGCGACCTGCTCGCCCGCCTGTTCCCCGGCGGCACCCTCGCCGACGACCTCGCCACGTTCACCGACGACGAACTCGCGTGGGCGATGCAGTACGCCGACAGCGCCGAGCTACTGCGGATCGCCGCGGAGATGGACCGCCGCGACGCCGTCGAACTACCGGCCCCGGCCGACACCGGTAACGCCGTCGACGACCTGCTCGCCGACCGCGACGCCCTCGCCGAAGCGATGGGCGACACCACCCCGGACCCGGCCGCATGGGGCGCCCTCGCCGACGACCAGGCCGTCGACGACAACCTCGACGACCCCGAGTTCTGGGAGGAGTTGAGGCAGGCCGCCGCCAAGCTGTACGGGGGCGACGACGACGACCAGGAGCAGGACGAGCGGCGACTCATCACCCGCCGCGAGGCCCGCGCCCTGTACGACGAGTACGTGTATCGGCAGTACCTGGCCGCCGAAGACGCGTGTAACGGGTACCTGCTCAACAAGAAGGCCGCCGCCGCGGGCATCAACCCCGTGACCCTGTTCAGTGGGCCCGCGCGCATCGCGTACGCGCGCGCGTCGGACGAGCTGAAAGAGTGGTGGGCCGAACACGGCCGCTTGACTCAGGCCGAGTTCATCGAGCAGGTGACCGGCAAGCCGCAACGGTGGGCCGCCGGCGCCCGTCATAACGAGTCGGACCAGCAGAACAAGAGGTGAGCATGGGCGCGCGCGAGGACATCGTGAGGGCAGTCGAGGAAGGCCGCGAGGCAGGCGACCGCGGCGACCGGCCGACCGTGTGCCCGTACCCCGGCACGTCGACGCTGCGCACCGCGTGGATACGCGGATATGTCGAGCGCCGCCCGGTCGCCGCCCAGGCCGACCAGGACGTCGCCGACTGACAACCGAATACCGCAGCACCACCCCGAAGGGGGCCCGCCAGGCGCGGGCCCCCTTTCGCATGTCCGCATCCGGCCGGGCGCCAGGCGCGCGCGGCCCCTGACACCGTCCCAGGAGGACCGAAGTGTCGACCCCGACCCCGACCGCCCCGACCACGCCCGCGGCAC